GTCAACGTAATCAATGGCAGATTGAATAGCGTCTGTAATTGCGCCTTGAATTTCATCTTTTGACATTTGTGGCATTAGTTGTCCTCGTTAAGTTTACGACCAGATACAACGCTTGTACCGACAGCTTGAGCCATTAGAACTTTAGTTATAAATTCAGCGTTCTTGTCAGATAAACCAATTTGTTTTGCAATTGCATCATTCATAATTTTAAGAGCCTTTACAGCATCTTCACCACGCTTCTCAGTAAGTGCTTTAATAACGTCAGTATACATTGCCGATTCGCGCATTGCTTCACCAGAAGCATTAGAACCAGTTAATAATTTAATGGATTCTTTTATTGATTCAAGGGGCTTGCCTTGCTTAATCATATTTAATGGCCCTTCATCAAGTATAGCTTTAGACGTTGTTTGTATTGCTTGACGCTGCGCTGTAGCACTATTCTTAGCAACTGCCCCCCTAAGAGTTAAAGCTCGTCTAACTACCTCAAGCTCTTTTTGCATCTTTTTAACACCGTCTGAGCCTACAATAAGGCGTAGCTTTGCCAAGTTTGCCCTAGATGATAAATCTGCCAATACCTTCATAGCTTCTTTAATGTCTGTTTCAGGCGTGGCAATACTAGCCTTTACGTTAGCAAGTGTCTCATCAATATAGTTTCTTGCGCCTAACCTAGCAGCCTGTTTTTCTGCATCAGAGGAATCTAACATTTGCCTAGCAACTTGTTCGCGTGTTGTCTTTGGGCTTAATAGCTTCATTCCAAGATCAAGAGCCTCATCTTCTGCTATTTTGTCACCACCAACCTTAACGGCAATATTGTACTCTGGAACTGCATCACCAATGGCTTTTTTAAGCTGACCAGATAACTTATTAAACCTTATTGCGTTGCTTGGTAAAGCTCCTGTAATTGGATCTTTTAGATCGTTAGCCATATTACCTAATGATCGTTTAATGTAATCAAGCTGCTGTACGTTAGGCATCTCAGAAAAGCTAATTGAACCATTATCGGCAATAGTAGCCATAATTTGTTGGTTTTTTACGCCATCAGCAAGCATATCAGCATTGGCTTCTTCTATTGCATTTGCCATGTTTTTAGGAGATATTCTGGATATAACTTCTTCAATGGCCCTGCCTTGATCGCTGGCGTAGTCAATTGCTTTTGAATAAGCATCACCATACGCTTTAGTTCTTGCTGGTGCTGTACGCTTAGAAATTTCTTCTGATGCGGTTCTAGCACCTGTTGGTGCTGCCCCAAGTGTTTCATCCATTGTTTGACCAATGGTAGCACTAGCTGCATCTGCTCTATCGCCTATTACCCTTTGAGTGGCTGCTGTTGCTGTTGGCCCTGATGCTGCTGCTGCGTCAATTAAAGCGTCAGTGGCTTGCCCTGCATCTGCAAGCATACCGTCATTGCCTGCACTCCTGATGTTAGCAATTGCTTCATCAATATTTCCTCCACTTGCAAACGTCTGCTTAACAACTCTAGCAGCCTCTACAGATATGCCAAATGTCTTAGCGACCAGTTTAACGTCAGTTTCTAACACGCGCTTAATTACATCACCAAATACTGGCATAACAGCACCTAATGCGCCTGCTGGAGCAGCACCAAATATAGCACCTGATCTAGCAGAACTAGCCCTATTAGCAAAACTTCCCTGACCTTCACCAAATCCGTATACACCACCTTCTACACCACCAGCAGTAATACCACCAAATAGTCCACGTATTATCTTCTGTCCTCTAGTGATACCTTGTACTGCGGCTGTTGGCCCCCACTTAGATAATGCTGCTGCAACACCTATAGGTAACGATGTAACAACAGCACCAATAGTTTGTAGTGCAATACTCTCCGCAGGATTCTCAGCGTCCATAGCGCCAGATACGGCACGTACTTTACTGCCTAACTCTGGGCTAATGCCTTGTGCAAGTTCGTCAATGTAAGATCCAGCACCGATAGTTCCTTCAGCGCCCTTTAGGAACCTAGCTGCCACGGGTGACTGACTAATAATGTCTAGATTCTGCTGCGATACTGCTTGATCGGTAGGTTGTACAAAATCATCACCACCGCTTTCGCGTAGCATTCTTTTTACATCATCTTGGTTTGTAGTGCTGTAATCTGGGGAGCTATAACCTACTAGCCCATCACCAAGTTTATAGAACTTTCCACCTTCTTTGGTTTCTTTTATAGTTTCACCAATCTTAGGTGTAGCGGTTTCTGATACCTTAGTTTCATTTATAGGGCCAGAGTTGGCCTTCCAAAATTCTAATGCCTCCAAAGATACATCGTCAAATTTACCTGCCTTAATAGATTCTAGTTCCGCTAAAGGTATGTCATCAAGAGAATTAATAATCAACAGCGCCACCTTTTTTCTTTAATATAGCTGCATCTAATGCATTCATTGAGCTAGTCTGATTAAACCTATCATCAATATCATTTTCATCTGTAGTGTTTAAGGTAATAAACTCAGTCATGGTTATGCCGCTAGTTAATTTCTTTGCCTTAGATGAAAGTGCCTTGTACATCTTGTTTTGAGCATTAATCTTCTTATCAATCCATATTAACAATTGTTTTTCATTTAGATCGGTTGGGAAAGCTGTAGTTAATGCTAACCTCAATTCTGTCTCACTTAATGCCCCAAAGGTAGCACTGTTGATAACTTCAATACCCATTTTATTAGCTATTTGCCTTAATTCTGCTGTAGCAGCATCAAATGCTGGTAGCCAATTTTGAGCAAATCCAACTGAAGCACCATCATCTTTAACGGCTTTTTTGGCTTGAGTAAGGCTTACTATGGATTTTGCTACGCTTGTCATATCATTAAAAGCAATCAGGCCAGCATCCCTAGCTACTTGAATGTCTTGCTCTTTAAGGCGTTGTTTGGATTGGTTAGCTTGCTTTTCCTTATCTGCTACAACGCCCTGATCTAACTTTTCCTTACCAGTAAGGCCAGAAGCCCCATCTACATTCGTTCTGGTAGATACCCCTGTATTAGTATTGGTTGTTACAACATACTGTTGACCATTTCCTTGATCTGTTTGGAGTGGAGAAACTTGCAAAGCAAAAGGCTTATTTGGATTTATCTGAGAATCAGCGTAAGCCTTAGTAATTGTCTGCATTAATTCAGGGTTAACTTTAGCAATTGCTAACATCTTCTCGTCAATACCAGCAGCCCTTAAAGCTGCCATTCCTTGATTTGAAGTTTTAGTAGCTAGTTCTTGCGCTGTTTGTGCATCACGCCTGCCCTGTAAAGACTTCTGCTGACCTTCAATACCAGCCATAATACTAGCTGTGTTGGGGTTGCCACTCATGCCTGCAAAGCCAGAAGCCAAGCCTAAAGCCATGCCTCGCTTATCATCATCTGACATTGAGGATAGCTTGTTTCCGATGTTATCTAATAAGCCCATCTTTTAACCTCCAAATCCAGCGTAAGCCTTTGCACCGAGCGTCAAATAATCAAACAAGCCTGCGTCATACGTTTCACTTGATTGACCAGAAGCTGGTGCGCCACCGACTGCCTGC